TAAGCTTTCAGGTAATCTTTACTGGCTGTGAAACTGATGGTGAAGATGACCCGAATGTACATGGCGGTGCGATGTGGGCGCGTATGCCAATCACCGCATTAGTGGGTGATACCCCCTTTGAAGAATGGCCTATCCCTATGGCTGTACATGACGCTCAACCATGGGATTGTTCTTCACATAACCATGCGGTGTATGTTTTGGATCGAGCCACACCATGCCCCTGGTTAGCGAAGATTGATGGCGAAATGTACCCAGCCAAGTATTTGTTTACGGTGGACTATGCCGAGAATGAAATCGCAGATGATCCCGCACAGCACAAGCAGTCACATGTGATGGAGCTGTTGGACGCAGGACCGTGGACTGGAAATATTGTAGCATTACCAAATAATCGTGTTAGAGTGACCCATCCAGCTTGGTTTGAGACTGGGAAAGGTGCGCCAGATTTTAAACCCTCCCAACATATTCATTACAGCAAGTCGGACTTGGATTATACTTTGGATGTCAATAGAATATTTGACAACCTATACGCAGACAAAGAGTAAGCTATGGCAGTTGAACGCGGTGTAGATGACATTGATAAAGAAGTCCTAGACATTCAAGACAACACCAAAGAGCTTGAAGTCACCGTTGAGGGTGAGGAAATTACCTCAATGTTTGATGGTCTTGAAGATGAAAATATAGAAACTCTTGAGGACGGCACGATGCTAATCGGTGCTCCTCCTATGGAGCAGATGGATCCGGGCGAAGACTTCTATTCCAATCTGGCAGAAACCATCGATGAGTTTGAATTAGGCCGTATTTACAGTAATGCCATGGCTGATTTTCAAGCAGATAAATCTTCTCGAAAGGAGTGGGAGCAGCAATACAAGGAAGGTCTTGAATATCTTGGCATGAAGTTCGAGGACCGCACTGAGCCTTTCGAGGGCGCATCAGGTGTTATCCACCCTCTACTGGCTGAATCAGTGACCCAGTTTCAGGCACAGGCTTACAAAGAGATGTTACCCGCTGGTGGTCCTGTCAGGGCTCAGACTGTTGGCTTCGCCACCCCCGGACTGGATTTACAGGCAGCGCGTGTACAAGAGTACATGAACTATCAACTCACTCAGGTGATGAAAGAATACGATCCTGAGACAGATCAGTTGCTGTTTTATTTACCGCTATCAGGTAGTGCGTTTAGAAAGGTTCACTTTGATCAGACCTTAAACAGAGCAGTTTCCCGATTTATTCCTTCTGAGAAAATGGTTGTGTCTTATGGCGCAACTAGTTTGGAAAGTGCAAATAGAATTACTCATGTCATTGATATGTCGATCAATGACGTTAAAAAAATGCAGCAATCAGGGTTTTATCGTAAAACCTCGTTATCAAACATCACTGGAAACTCCAATGATCAGGATGGCATTCAGGAAGAGTTGGATGAATTGCAAGGTGTCAAACCCTCATATGCGAACAGTGATGATTGTGAAATCTACGAAATGCATGTTGAGTTGGATATTCCAGGTTACGAAGATGTTGACCAGAATGGTGAACTGACCGGAATCAAACTTCCCTACATTGTCACACTATCACCTAAAGACTCATCGATTCTTTCGATTCGTAGGAATTACGAGCCCAATGATCCCATGCGTAAGCGTGTCGATTATTTCGTTCATTACAAGTTTTTACCAGGTGTCGGTTTTTATGGCTTTGGCCTGACTCATATGATTGGTGGATTGTCGCGTGGCGCGACCTCCATATTAAGACAGTTAATTGATGCGGGAACTTTAGCCAATTTACCCGGAGGGTTTAAAGCTAGAGGGATTCGCATCAGGGATAGTGATACGCCAATCCAGCCCGGAGAATTCAGGGATATGGATGCCCCCGGAGGGTCATTGCGTGATGCGCTGATGCCGCTTCCTTTTAAAGAGCCAAGTGGTACGTTATTAAATTTATTAGGAATGCTGGTTGAATCAGGCCAGCGTTTCGCTTCCATTGGTGACATGCAGATAGGAGATGGCAATCAGGCCGCTCCTGTAGGTACGACTGTTGCGTTACTGGAGCGCGGTAGTCGTGTCATGAGCGCAATTCATAAACGATTACATTATTCACAGCGTGTTGAGTTTGGATTACTGGCGCAGGTCTTTAAGACTTACATGCCGCCAGTTTATCCGTACATGACAGCCAATGGTAATCAGGCAGTTAAAGAAACTGACTTTGATGATCGTATAGATATTATTCCAGTATCTGATCCAAACATCTTCTCGATGAGCCAGCGCGTGATGATGGCTCAAGAAATGTTACAAATGGTTCAGGCTGCGCCAGAGATTCATGGGCCTATGGGGATTTATGAAGCATACAAGCGTATGTATGAAGCCATGGGAATACAACAGGTTGAACAGTTATTGCCGCCTCCTCCACCCCCACCATCCCCACTCGGCTCTGCGGAGGAGAACGGCATGTTTGTTAGCGGTCAGCCTTATCAACCTTTTCCTGAACAGAATCATGACGCACACATTGCATCTCATTTATACCTTTATGAGACTGCTCTTGTGCAAATGAATCCTCAGATTCAGTCTATTATCCAAGGTCATATTTATGCTCATATTGGATTAAAGGCTCAACAACTGGCGATGCAGGATCCAGAAGTCATGCAGATGCAACAACAGATGCAACAAGTTCAACAGTTACCTATGGGAATGCCTATGCAACCTGGTATGGCTCCTCCTATGAATCCTCAGTTAGAACAAATGCAGATGCAGATGCAGAACTTAATCGAGAGTAAGGTGTCCGAAATCACTTCTAACTTGATGGAGCAAATCGCACCAAGCTTTGGCCCTCAACAACCTGATGATCCTTTAGTTGAATTAAGAAGACAGGAACTAGCAATCAAAGCTGAAGATGTAGAACGTAAGGCAGAAGATGCAGATCAACGTATTGCTCTGGACAGAGAACGATTAAGAGAGCAAAGTCGCCTTACTGAAGAAAAGATTAATTCATCTGAAGACATTGCTGGTATGAAAGATGAGCGAACCAAAGAAAGGCTTGATCAACAGAAAGAATTAAAGATGGCAGACATGGCAAATAAGTCAATGAAAGACATGACCGATACTTTTTTTGGGAGAAACAAATGAGTAGCGTAAGACAAAAACGTGCAGAAGTTCATAAAGCTGAAGCACGGGAAGCTGAGAGGTTAAGAGTCCACGGTGGCGACATTGTTGAAAAGATTGAAAAACTGGTTGAGGAGGTTGAAGCAACCCCGATTCCAGAAGAAAGCGTAGAGGCTAAAGCGCCAGTTAAAAAGAAAGCTAAGAAAAAGGCTGCTCCAAAAGCCAAGGCTCCAAATAAATCCACATAGGAGGATCGAATGAATCCAATCAAACGTCAGACTTCGTTTCCACAGCCTACAGTTTCTGATAGCAAGGTCAGCATAAAAGACCAAGGCACAGTTGATTTTGCCAAGACAGAAGATGTTGCTAACCCAGGCCCACCTAAACCTTATGGCGCGGGTAAGATGCGTGGTGGAGGTGCGGCAATACGAGGCACTAAATTTGAAGGAATATTCTAAATGATTAGGTCAGGCGGTTTTCGTATTCCAGGCATTGGAGAAATGGAAGGTACAGATATTGATGAAATTATTCGTAGGTATAAACCTGTTTCATCTACTAAGACAAAGACTCCTAAAAAAACAAAACCCGTTGCTAAAGCTAAAGCTAAAACTAAAAATCCTAGAGTTAAAACTAAAAGAAAATCTCCTGTAGGCAGAAGAATAAATATGAGAGGTGGTCCTTTAGGTTTAGAAGATTTAATAAACGATGAACAAACTATAGGACAAGTTCCAGATAGTGTTAGAGAAAGATTTAAGCCTCCTGCTTTTGATCGATCTAAACTAGAAGAAGCAATAGCTAATGCGCGAATAGAAAAAGAAACGGGTGGCGTTGATAGCTCTCCTTTTCCTGAATCGAATAGATTTGATCCTAACGCGCCAAAGCCTGAACCTTTGCCTAGATCTCATCCCTTTTTCCAATCAGAAGCTTACAAAAAATTTACAACACCTAATGCCGATGGCATGGGTCCATTTGTCACTATGGATATGTATACATCTAGTGACGGACATCAATTTGGTTCTGGCAGTGTTGGAAGGATGTATGAGAGGTGGCTAGACGAAAATCCAAGCTATCGTGAAGGAACTCTTGGCCCAAAGGTAGATAGACCACCTCAAAGCAGAGAAGAAATATTAAAATCAATAGCTGGAATTCTGGGTGGTTCAGGATCATCAGGCCCAATAAGAAGTGGGATTTTTAAAGATGCTATTTATCCAGGAGATTCAGGTTACGAAGAAGCATTAGCGGAATCTAAACTAAGTGACTCTGGAGGAGGAGGATTGTTTGGTGGGGGAAGAAATCTTGCTCCAGAACTAATACAAAGAATTAAAGAAGCTCAAGAAGCTAGAAGAGCTACAGGTGGGGGAGGATTATTTGGTTTAATTGGTGGAGGCCAAAGAACACCAGAAGCTAGTTTTCAAAATCCTTTCTTGGGTCAAATGCAAATGCAACAACCAATTAATCCTATAGTTGGTTTTCAGGACGACTCTCAGCCTAAATTTCCAGACATTCCTCAATTTATGCAAAAAGCTGCTGGAGAAACCTTTGGTGGTTATGGTGGTCTTCCATCAATCAAGCCTATTATGCAATACGCTGGGATGGGAGATTCGCCTTCTGCTCCACCAACCATGAATAAACAGAGGCCATTACCAAGACCTCCTTATAATCCTGATGCACAGCCTGGTGGGCCACCCCCTCCTAAACTTATACCCCGTCCATTAGCTAAAATAATGAGGTCTATATTTACCTAAATGGATTCAATCGCATTAGCAGATTACATTTTAAAAAAGTTCAATGATTATGAAGAACGCGCCAAAGACTATTTGTCTGGTGGCGCAATTAAAGACATGGAGGATTACAAATTCGTAATGGGTGAGTTATCAATGCTTCGCACCCTTCGAGAAGATTTAAGAGAAGCATTGCACATTGAAGGAGATATCGATGAGTGAACCCCAAGTGGACACTATCGCACAAACGTCTATTGCAGACGCATACATCGAGCCAGAGAAAAGGGTCTTAGATCCTGAATTACTGGACAAATCGCTCTTAGAGCGCATGCCCAACCCAGCAGGTTATCGATTATTGGTTATGCCTTACAAAGGTAAGGGAATGACTGATGGCGGTATTATGCTAACTCAATCAACCGTAGATAGAGAAAATTTATCCACGATTGTTGCTTATGTTTTAAAAGCTGGCCCCTTGGCTTATCAAGATGAAAGTAAGTTTGGAAATACTCCTTGGTGTAAGGAAGGTGATTGGGTTCTGATTGGTCGTTATGCGGGTGCTCGTTTTGCATTTGAAGACGGCGAAGAAGTAAAAATCATTAACGATGATGAAGTAATTGGGACCATAGCAGATCCCGATGACATCAAATCACTATAGGAGTAAATCATGGCTGAAGAAACCTTAACCGAGGCTCTAGCTAATCTCAATGATGAAAACATTGATAAAGCTGCACTTCCTGAACAAAGGCGCGTTGAAGAGGATACCTCTGAAGAATCAACATTCATTGAACTAAGTGAAGAAGATGTTAACAGCATTGACCCAATTACCGATGATGTAGTTCAAGAAGATTTTGAATCAAAGCCTTTGCCTAATGAAGAAGAATTAAACGAAGTAGAGCGAAAAAGCAAAACTGCTCAAGATCGAATTAATAAGTCGGTTGCACAGGCCAAGGAATATCAACGAAGAGAACTACAAGCATTGCAATATGCCAAAACTCTTCTTGAAAAAAACCAGGAACTTGAAGGTAAATTAAATACAACTCAAAGCGCAGCGGCTGAAGAAAACTTAAAAGTTCAAAAAAACTATGGCGTTGAGTTTGAAAACCGTATTGAGGCTGAAGCAGAAGGAGCAAAGAAAGCTCTGAAAGCAGCAATGGATGCTGGAGACCAAGATGGCTTAGTTGAAGCACAACAATTATTAGCTAGAGCAGAAGCGGATCGAACTGCATTAAATCAATACAATCAGGAAATCGAAGAGTACGAACAAAAACTTAAAGATTACAATGATAAAC